GTCTAGGCTCATAACATTCAGGACAAACCTTCAAATTGTTCCACTCTACTCTCATAGAAAGATAGGGATACGACCACCCACAACGATCACAAATGGCTAGTGAGTGCGTCCCTTTTGCATAAGTCATATATACGTCGCTTTTGGCACTAGGTGAAGACTTGCTCTTCCTCTATCTTCGTCTTGCGCTCTCTTAAGATCCTGTTCATAGATTTGCTGTAACATAGGTACTCTTTCAGGGTTCTTTTTAAGAGACATATAGTAAGCCAAACCAGAAACCATTGGCGGAATAAACCGACTTGGTATTTCTTGATCTTCCGCAGAAGCACCTACATCATCTATTCTCTGGATACGATAAGATAAGAAAATATCAGTAGAATTTGGAGGTGTTGGCCAAAGATACAAAACAGGAGTAGTTTGTCTATCGACAAAAAACTCCGTTGGTCTAGCCTCTGTTGTTTTAGTGGGGATATTTAGATATTCTTGCCGACCGATTCTTGATAACTGATAATCTGTTTGAATACCATTAATAGTACGTCTAAGGACAGCTTCCAATATATCGATATCATAAGCGTTCAGCGTATAGCTTGCTGTGCTTTCAGTTAAAGTTAAACTGACTTCAGCTATCGTCCAGATATTAATGCCTCGGTTAGACCAATCTGCGAACATAACGTTCATAGACCGTCTAGCTGTTGCGGCATCATAACCTGTCCGAGCTTCTAGCCCAGCAAGCTCATATGCTTCTTCTATTACTTCTCCTGTATCTAATGAGAATGTTTTAGTACCCGAAGTAGCCATGATCTAGGATCCTGGAGCTTCATAATACTTCAAAAATTCACACCATACAGTGTACTCATTGCCTGCGTCAGATGTAGAAGGGACAACAAATAAAACATCGCCTGAATAACCAGACGCTGCCGTATTTTGTAATCCGCCTATAGTGCTGAAATCAAAGGTATTGTCATAAGACATCGTTAAAAAAGTAACATCAGTGGTTGCGTCCCAATCAAGAGAAGCAGGAGCATCAGTGCCTCCGCCAACTGTATACCAAATTCTATTCAGTGATACATGTGCGCAGGACTCACCGTTTAAAGTAGATGTGTTTAGTGCAGAAACATCTACTAAAGTAGTGCTACTAGCACTTCCGTCTGAATAAACAGAACAATAAACGATGAGCTTTCTTTCACCATCATCTTGATTAGTGGGACCTGTGACTGTATTAGCCATAATTTATCCCCCTATTAAGCGTCAGCAAACGGTGTTACTAAAGTTCCTGAACCAAGTATGATTCCTTCTACTGCATATTTTGCAGAAGCTATTGCAGTACATCTTACGATGCTTCCTGCAAGTCCACCTTTGGTAGTTCCGTTCATAGTAATAACGTCGTTGGATGCGCCAGAAATAAAGGTTTTACCTGTTGCATCAGTTACTCCTGTGTAAGTACCACCAACAAATTTGTCTGTGCCATCCGTTAAAATGTCCATATCTGTGGCTGCTGTAACAACAACAAACATAAATTGAGCGCCCAAATTGTTAGTTTGGTTAGGATCAGTGTCTTCTGTTGGAGCTGTAACAACAATACTAGGTAAAGTAAATTTACCGTCTGCGTCATTGCAGAGTAATATTTTTCCTGCGTGTGATGCTACTGTTATTGATGTATCCGCTGTGAGACTCACAACGGCAGCGTTTCCTGCGGAAATAAAACCAGCTAGTGATCTGACTGGACCTGAAAAGGTTGATTTTGCCATAATTCTTTCTCCCGAAAAAATAAGTCCTACCGTCTTGGCTTAGTCTGCTAGGTCAGTCTGTAGGACAAGTTATCCCTAGATAAGTAGATGCGGGTTGAGTAAGAAACCCCCGCATCACAGGTTCCATATTTCGCTCGCGTTTAAGCCCTATGCTCCTGGGGAACCAAAGATACCGCGCCAATCAGACCAGCCGAAGCTGTATCTTTCTCTCGCTTTGTATCGTACATTTCCAGTTTCAAAATCGCCTTCCATATTAGTGGAAACAGCGGTTCTGACGAAATGTTTCATTCCATTAGGAACATCAGTTTTAAGGAACCACGCGTCCGTGTCAGTCAAATAATGATTAACAGCATAGCCATCAGGGATCATATTCATGTTCCTAATAGCATTGATGTCATTATCTGCAGTTGAGACACGTCCAGGTGTGTTCAGTAACCGATCTGCAATGAACTGTAATGCTGGTGGCACAATTAATCGTTGTGCTTGAGCATTAACTTTCAGACCTCGTTCATCTTTAAAACCAGCAATATCAATCAATGCTTGTTCCATAGATGTTTCATTAAGATCTGCTGCCGTACTTAGTTCGTTCTTCAGGTCTCCCGCAGTCAATGATCCATGATCAGTGGCAAAGAGTTCTTTACCATCTCCTCCTGGATATGTACTACTAAAACCATTATTCAACACATTCGCAGCTTTAACCTGCTTAGTTTGTTGCATTGAACGAGCAAGTGCACGGGTGTACCTTGCAGACAGGGTATCATAGAGATTGTCTTCCATTGCTTCTTCAGTCAAAGAGAACGCTAGTGCCACTGTATTATGTACATAACGGGCTGTCCAAGTTTCTTGGGCAGTGTCATATTTAACTGCAGCGCCTTCTCCTTTAACTGCTGCTTCTCCAAAGCCAGAGAGCATCACTTCTTCCTCATAAGCACGATCAGAACTTTCGGTATCGAAAATCATCGTGTGCTCATCGGCGTAACGTGCATACTCCAGTCCGAATAAAGCATTAAGACCTGGAACGAGTTCTTTAACGAGCTGAGCTCTATTAATTGCCATTACTTATCTCCTTATTCAAATGGATTAGCAGGGAAACGGAAGTAGGCTCTAGCATTTGCGCCTATTGAATTGCTTGGAGTGTCGACAAAGCCAACACAAAGAGCAACACCAGAAGAAGTAGTAGCAGTAACGCCTTCAGCAGAACGACCAGTAGATGTACTACCTGCCGTTGTTGAAAGAGTGTACTTATTGCCAATAAAAGTTACCGCTGGTGTACCAGCCGTAAATTGTGCCTCATAAACGATGTCAGGATCGTTATATATGTAGGCTTTAGCATCTATACTTCCTAGAGTCGCCACATCAGCAGTCCAATATCTTGAAAACACTGGAGTACCATCCGTCTTCTCATAATAAACGCCAGCAAATACTCCGATAGGAGCTCCCGTAGCCGTGCCTTGAATAAGATATCCGCCAGAAAGATTACAAACATCGCCACTATAAATAGCGGTGTCGTAAGCACTTTGGATCCTCATTTGAGCAGGTCTAATGGTTCCACCAGTTAAATGATAAGATGGTGTGAACCCATTCGGGTCATTAACATTTGCCATAATTTATTTTACCCATAGTAAAAGGTTAATCTTCAGAAAGATCCCGTTTTGTACCAAACTCCGTTTTCGTTTTACGATTCGGTTGTTCGATAGGCATAATGGGATTACTTTCCCTCATTAGTTCAGAATCAACAGCCTGCATAGACTCATCTGTCACTCTTTGAAAGTAATCAGTTCGTTCATCGACTATTGTTTCGTCTATTTTTGCTAAGATTAAGCCACCAACGCCAATAACACCTGCGTGTTTTCCATCATCAATTGTGGGACCTTCAAACTCAGGATGAGTTTCAGCCCTCACTGGCTCGAATCCTTCACGAATACGCTTAGACATATTCGTTTTGTCTTCTTGCCCAAGGATGCTTTCACGAATCCAGCGATACTTGTATCCTGGAGGTGGTTTAGGTGCGTCTAAACTAGACGGTGGTTGCCAAGGTTTTCTGCGAGTTTTTTCTACTCGTACTTCAGCAGAACGGGAGTTACGGTCTGTCATATTATACTCCTATATTAGACGTACTTTGCGTACTCTTCGGGTGGCACACCAAGTTTCTTAGCAATTGCTAATTGACTTGATGAGAGTTTTACTGTTCTGGTTTTTCTAGTAGTTGGATTAGCTCCAACACTCGTCCGACCAACAGCTTGAACTGAAGGAGTTTTTGAGGCTTCTTCTGTTGTTTTCTTTTTTATTTTAAATTTTTGTGGAAAGGCTTTAGTTATTCTTTTATTTAAAAGTTTATAGTAGTCTCCTGCGCTAGGATCAATTCCTTCCTCTTGCATTTGTTTATCAATTGCGAATGCTGCAGCAGTCATTACTGGGTCTTTCCCAAACCATTTATTTCGAGGTTGTTGTGCCCAAGCCGTAGCTCTTGGATCAATAGGAGGAGGGTGTGCGCCATTAGTTTCCATCGTCTCTCTTTGTTTTTGAGTACGAGACAATGTTTCTTGTTCAACAGCTAATTTTGCAATATTCTGTTGCGAAGCTAGTTGTGCTTCTACATCCGCTTCTTCTACAGCTTTACGATATTGATCTTTTGCCATTTCAAGTTCACTACCGACCCTACTGTTGTATTCTTTGAAAAGAGCATCATCAGTTTGAGAACTTTTTTGTTCAAACTGTTCAACTTTAGTTTTTAAGGTATTAGCAACTCGAAGAGCTTCATCTCTTTGACGTTCTGCTTCTCGTTGGTTATAAGTGAGCTTATCGATTCGTTTTTGAACCTTGTCACTGTACGCTTCAACTTCTTGTTTATGTTCGTCAGAATTAGCTTCCTGAGACTCAGATTTTAAAACCTCAGGTTCTTTTCCTTCTTCTGTTATTATTTGCACTTCTTGCCCTTCAGGGCTATCTTCTTGTTGCATGGTTTCCTCCATGAATTATTTGAGTTTAGCGTAAAATTTTGCAATAGTAAAGTATTTCATGCTCCGATAATATCCTCGGGGTCGTTTATTAGTGCTAAAATTTCATCGTCGTTTAAAAGGCGCAAGTCTCCTCCATCAATTTGAATGCGAGCACCTGCGTAGCGTCCGAAAATGACCCAATCCCCTTTTTGACACCATGGTCCTTCAGGAAACTTGACTGGATCTTTATACGCATCTGGTCCAAGAGCTACAATATAGCCTACAACTGTAGTCAAACGCTCTCGTTCTACAGTTTGTCGTGCCAGATAGATTCCACCTTTTGTCCTCTCTGCAGGGGCAAAAGGTAAAATAAGTAACCGATAACCCGTAGGACGAGGCAATTTTTCAGCTAAATCGCCTTTTTTAAGGTCATCTGGGGTAAAATTAACGGGTTTTGGCTTTTCAGGCTCTTCAGAGCCAAAATTTGCCACAAAAGGGGGTATTTCCTTACTTTCAGCTTCAGTTTTCATCTGGTGTCTCCATTCGTTTATGCAGCCCAATTATTTCGTTTTCAATGAAGTTTAACCCCGATAATTCACCAACTATTCGTTGATATTGCTCAAAATTACGAACTCCACCAACAGAAAGCGTATTTTTAAGCTCTTCTTGTCGTTTGCGGGACTGTTTTAGTAAAAATTCAGTCGCCGTTAGCCAATCCATAGGTTATTCTTTAATCCATTGGATAAAACTAAGTCCTTTAGTAGCAGCACCGCCACCTTTAGCCTTTCCTTTTACCGCTTTTAGTTCCCCAGCACCTTCCGTGTTCAGTTTAACTGGGTTCTTTTGTGGTCCAGGATAAAGTTTAGACTTTTTAGCCATTTTTTCCTCCTATTCGGTTCTAGTTTGTATATCTGCTTCCCGAACATTCTTTAAAATGTCGGCATAAGTGCGCTCAGACTCAGCTATTGCTCCCTGAGCATTCTTTTCTCGTTCTGCAGCAATCTTAAGCTCTGCAATTGCCTCTTGAGACTCAATTTTTTCCTGTTCTACCTTCCTCTTTTGCTCTGAGGCTACTGCTCTTTGGCGAATTTCAGCTTTTTGGAGTTCGATAATTGGGTCCATCTTAGCTCTTTCTTCAGCTTCCTCTACAGCTTTAGCTCTTCCTGTGACTTCTGCAGTAGCTTGAGTCGCTTTTTGAGCAATCTCATTTATAATTTCTTGACTTTGCTCTGGAGGCATCTGTTGTAGCTGTTCTAATGGTGGTAATTGTTGCCCCATTGCCTCTTCAATCTGTAGTCTATACATCATAGACTGATGTTCTTGTATATTAGAACTAATCATCTGAACAACCATCTCATTTTTCTGTGCGATAGGATTTTGTACAAAAGCAGAATGAGCATCAATATAGGCTTCATGGTCTTGCCACTCAAATGCCTTGATTGGTTGTCCTGTCAATGCTGCCTGCTGTTCACTGATTGGGTCTCTAGGTGGTACTTCTGGCTGTTGTTTAAATAAAGTCTGTGGGTTTTTAATCTCTAAAGCCTCATACATTCGACGATAAGCCTCCTGTAGATTATGTATTTCAGGTGCAGCTTGAGCCATTTGTAGCTGTTGTTGTGCTATCATTACCCGTTGTGCCATAGAAAATATGTTTGGATCACTAACTGGTAATACATCAACACGATCATCAAAATCTTGAGCCATAACTACCTGTTGACCTTGTTCTGTCATATAGGGGTATTCTGGTGGTAAGTAAGTGGCGTAAACTTTAGCTAAAAGCCTAAATTCCTTCTTTTGAGCAAAATGTAAGCGTTTATGTATAGCCGACATTACTTTAGTTCCTCGTTCTAGCATAGCTATAGTGGTTCCTACAGGGAGTTGTTGACTACCAATATCACCAACTTGCATATCTGCAATAGAAGCAAAACGTCTTCCTGATTCAACTAAAATGCCTAAAAGTTGCGCTAAAACAGCAGACGGCTCTTTATACGGTAAAGGTAATAAAGAATCCTTGATTGTAGCCCCTGCTATATCAACATCCCTAAATTCTCCAGGTTGTAAAGGTTCGTCTTCCCCCTGAATACGCATTCCACGGGCTTTAAACCCCGCAGGTAAATTAGCTAAAGTTCCAGCATCGATCAATTGTCGTAAAATAGAGGTAACAGACTTAGTTAAGCCACCAATCATGTGAATCAAGCCAAAACCATAAAAACCCAGTCCTGGCAAAAATTTATATTGAACAAAATAGTCTGTTTTCTTGTAAAGTGGATCCTCTTCTGCCCAATTACGACGAATTGCTAGAATTTGATTCATGTCTTCACAAACTGTAACAATATAGGGGCAAGCAAAGCCATGATCTTCAATTTCTGTTAAATTAAGCTCTACGTGCATTTCTAGAACTGTATAAAGTTCATTATTTTCTGCATAGCTAGGCTGTACTCCTTCTAACTCTTCCATTTTTTCTTGAACTTCGTTCGGCTGAAATGAAGCAGGTTGTGCTAATTCAATATCACTGTAACTTCCATTTAATTGCATTTTCAATAAATCATTCTTTGTCATCGTCATAACATGAGTAACTCGTGGAGAACCTGAGAGGTCGGTAGTCGAGTAACTAACCACTAGATCTTCCGCTTTTACAAATTCACTAACAGCACGACTGAGCGTTGTATCAAAATAAATTTTCTTAAAAGCGCTACCAGAAAGCGGTAAGTAGAATAATAATGAGTCCATCTCAGGGTCGTACTCTTCCATGACATGACTAATTTGATAGTTCATGAATTCTTTGACCCTTGTTGATTGAGCTACGATTTGAGGATCATGGTTTCCAACAACCTGTACTTGAACAGGTCCACCTGCTGGAAGGAGTTCCTTATACGCTTGTGCTTGAAACTGAGTGACAGCTTCAGATAAAATTGGATGATTAACTCCGCTAGCTCCCTGAAACGGCTGTGTCCGTTCTTCCTGCCTAATGCCCAATAAGTCTAAACCTTTACTAAAAGCCTCGTACCAATCTTTACGAGACTCCTTATCTTCTTCATATAAAGCGACTAATTCACTACTTAGGGACTGAAGGACGTCCTCCTCTAAAAAATCTGCTAAATTTTCATTAAAGGGGATAGGTTGTTGTGCTGCCTCAGGCGCTACTTCTCCCTCTTCTAAGGGTACTTCTATTTCTATCTCTACAGGTAACGGTGATCCAGAAGGAGCAGAATCGCCATTTATGAGTGGTAGTTGCTTATCAATAGGTGACATAAGGCTTCACTCTATCATATGTTTTCATTAATAGTAAACCCTTTCCCTGTGTCGATGGCTCTCAAAAGTATCTTGATAGTCTGATGGTAATTGAACAAACCCACCTTGACGAAAACGCAAAACAGCCTGTGACATAGAGTCAACTAAATCGTCATGGTCTCCGTTGGGGAATGCTGCGCACTCTTCAACAACTTCAGTTGCCCAATGGTCGTCAGACTTCCAAACCATTCCTGACTCAAATAAAGGCGTACAGGCGTTTACTCTTGCCACTTTGTCTGATCCTTTACTTGGTGTAAAGTTTTGTACAGGAATACCAATTTTTCTCAGTTCTTGTGTTAAGGGTGTGCCACTCCCTTTAGCCTCTATAATAACGGTATCGGGTTCCCAATGCTCGTAAAGAGTCAGGGCTTTTTGTTTAAGTTCAGGGAATTCTAAACGGGCTTTTACAGAGTCTAATAATATTAAATGCGCTACATCCCCTGAATAAAAGTTCTCACCTATTCTACCGTGTGGGTAAAAAACTCCCCACGTAGTTATAGCAGAATAGTCTGCGGTCTCGGTGCGTAGGAAAGCAGTATCATAACTTTGAATGATGTATTCACACTCTGGTGGTTTCTTTTCTTGCCATTCCTGCCACCATTCTCTCTTGATCAACGCTCCCTCTTCGGCAGTAGGGTTCTGCATATATTGGGCAAACCATTTTGGTCCATTGCCCAATGCTGCCTTTATTCCCTCTAGTTCTTCAACTTTCCAGTATTCTGGCCAAACTGCATCGCCACTGGGGAGAATAGCAGGTAATTCAATCAATTCCCACTGATCGTTCTGTGGACTACGCGACATATCCTTTAGTAAACGTCCTGTCAGGTCTTTTGTTGACCATCGAGTCATAACCACGACAATTGCTCCTCCTGGCTGTAGCCTCTGGCGAGGTCCCGACGTGTACCACTCATAAGCATCGTCCAAAGCTACTTTAGACATAGCGTCTTGTTCTGAATGAGGATCGTCAATGATGAAGAGGTCTGCTCCTCGACCTGCGATAGCGCCTCCCGTTCCTACCGCAAAGTATTCTCCTCGAGCGGTGGGCTGCTTCTCTGACATAGTTTCCCACTTTCCTGCTGCCTTTGAGTCGGGATTTAGGACGGTTTGGGGAAAAATACGCTTATAAATATCGGATTGAATCAAATCTCTGACCTTGCGTCCAAAGCGCACCGCTAGGTCTGCGGTATGTGTTGCCTGAATAATCTTGAGCTGAGGACTGCGACCAATGAGAT